TATGTTATGTTTGGTAAGTATGCAGGACACAGATTTAAATTCGGTCAAGCGGAACTTCGTATAATGAACGATGATGAAATTCTGGGACTAGTTCCAGATATTAATGAAATAAGTTAATTATTTCATATTTAATAGTAGCTTTATAGCTATGAAAGAAAGCTACCTATACCGGTGGCTTTTTTTATTCTTAGGAGATACCTATGCAAGTAGTACACGGTTCTTCGGCCAAAAAGCCGATGCAAGTTGTCGAAGAAGGCAAGGAAGAGAAACTCAAAGATTTTAATGCAGAAGAAGCATTAGAAAATTTAGAGAATATCAACCAAGAGCCAGAAGAGATAACTGACGATGTTGAGGAAGAACCTCAAGAAGCGATAGAAGACGTTGAAGAAGAAAAAGAAGAAACAGAGGAAGTTGAAGCCAAATCTTCAGATGATGAAGAAGAGGAAGATAATCCAAAGAAGAAATCTAGACTTCAGAGACGAATAGATGAGCTTGTCAAAAAGGCAAGTGTCTACGAGCAAGAAAGAAATCAGTATTACGGTCGTACTCAACAACTCGAAGAAGAGTTGAAGAAAAAAAGTACCCTTAATAGTGATTACGATAAACTTCAAAAAACTTATTATGATACTAAATTAGAATCAGCTAATAAATTTTTGGGTAAGGCTCGCCTTGAACATAAATCAGCTTACGAGTCTGGAGACTCTGACAGAATGTTAGATGCCGCAGAATCAATTGCTGATGCTAAAGTTGAACTTAAAACACTTGAGTCGCAAAAACATTTGTTTGATAAAGAACCACAATCGGTTCCAAATTATCCAAGCGTTCAAGCACCTCAACAAGTTCAGCAACAGCAACAACCCGCACAACAACCAGACCCTAGAGCACTTCAGTGGGCTCAATCAAATAAATGGTTTGGAGATAATGCGGCTATGACTGGGGCGGCCTATGCTATAGACGCACAATTAAAAATGGAGGGCTATAATCCTTCGAATGAGGACTATTACTCAGAACTCGATAAGCGAATAGGTGAATCTTTTCCTGCTAAAACAGTAAGAGCTAAACCGAAGCAAGTCGTAGCGGGAGTATCCCGTGCCCAATCCGCACCAAAGAGGGTCGCTTTGACCAAAAGCCAAATCGCAATGGCGAACAAACTGGGTGTGCCACCAAGTGAATATGCGAAGTTTGTGAGGAACACAAATGACTAGTAAAAATAAAGAAACCACGTCTGAAGCGACTGCATCTAGGTCTCATCAGAAACGAAAAGTAACTTATACACCTCCTTCATATTTAGATGCACCAAAACCAAATGTTGATAGCGTAAAATACAGATGGCTAAGAGTGAGTGCGGGTGGGGAGGATGACGCTCGAAACATATCTAAACGGAAACGTGAAGGGTATGAATTCGTAAGAAAAGATGAACACCCCGATTTCGATGTCCCAATGCATGAAACTGGAAAGTACGCAGGAGTAATTGGTTCTGGTGATTTAGTTCTAGCTAAAATACCAGTTGAAATGGCAGAAGCTAAGTCAGAGTATTATCGTAACAAAACGAAATCTCAGACTAGTGCCGTTGATGCTGATATTTTAAAAGAACAACATCCATCAATGCCTCTTACGCAAAGGCGTAGTAGTTCTGTATCTGTCGGTAAAAAGAAAGATTCAGACTAAAGTTTTCTGATTGGGTTATAACATAACTTTAACAGGAGAAAAATATGGCAAACGTTGATGCCCCAAATGGCTTAAAAGCCGTAAGACATCTTACTGGTGGAGCTGTTCGAACAGAAGAATTTAAAATCGCAAGTGGTTTAAGTACGGCTATTTTTACCGGTGATTGTGTAAAATTACTCGGCACAGGATATATAGACGAATGTGACGCAGGCGATAGAATTTTAGGCGTATTTGCAGGATGCAGTTACCCTAATTCATCTGGAGAACAGATTTTCAGCAGACAATGGACAGCAAGTGCAACAACACAAGGTAGTGTTGATGTAACTGCCTACGTTTATAGCGACCCCCAAATTGTTTTTGCAGTACAATCAGCAGGAAGTGCTGATTTTGCAGATATTGGTAATTTAGCTGATATCGTTGCAACAGCAGGAGACACCAACACTGGTCAATCCAAACATGAGGTTAGTGGGACAACAGGTACAAGTACCGCAGGATTAAGAATACTCCGCAAGTACGAAGAACCAAACAACGCATACGGAACAAATGGAGTTTTAGAAGTTCAAATTTATGAACACGAACTAACATTTGCTACTGGCGTATAGGAGATATATATGAGTATAAATAGAGCTCAACTCGCTAAAGAGTTAGAACCCGGTCTCCACGCCTTATTCGGTATGGAGTACAAAAGATGGGAACGTGAACACGCAGAAATCTTCCAAGAAGAAAATTCTGACAGAGCATTTGAAGAGGAAACTCTACTTACTGGCTTTGGTGCGGCCCCAACTAAATCAGAGGGAGCATCAGTTGAATTTGATACTGCCGCAGAACAGTGGACAGCTAGATATGTACACGAGACTATCGCTTTAGCATTCTCAATTACTGAGGAAGCTGTAGAAGATAATCTTTATGATACATTATCTAAGAGATACACTGCGGCGTTAGCACGTTCAATGGCTTACACTAAACAAGTGAAAGCGGCTAATGTTCTTAACAATGCATTCAGTTCAAGTTTTGTTGGAGGAGATGGTAAAGAGCTTTGTGCTACTGACCACCCTTCACTAGGTGCAGGCAATTTGTCAAACGAATTATCTACATCTGCTGACCTTTCTGAAACTTCACTAGAAACAGCAATTATTGCAATTGGTGGTTTTGTGGATGACAGAAATATCCCAGTGGCTGTACAAGCTCGTAAGATGATTGTACCAAAAGACTTAGCGTTTACTGCTCAGAGAATTCTGAAAAGTGAATTAAGAGTTGGAACTGCTGATAATGATGTAAATGCAACAAGAAGCCTAGGATTACTTCCGGGTGGATATGCAGTTAACCATTATCTAACTGATACAGATGCGTTCTTTATCTTAACAGATATGACTAACTCTGGATTTAAAATGTTTCAAAGAAGACCATTAAAAACTTCTATGGAACCAGATTTTGAAACAGGAAATATGCGTTTCAAAGCGTCTGAAAGATATTCTTTCGGATTCTCTGACTGGAGAGCCGTATTCGGTTCACCGGGAGCGTAATAAAGTACAAATGAGAGGGGGTTTATCCCCCTCTTATATTATTTCTAGGATTAATTAATTATATCAACTGCCCTAGCAGACGATTGTAGAAGAGATGATATAATTTAACTACAAAGGATTAAACATGGCTAACTCAAGTTTTAGCGGCCCTATTCGCTCAGAGAATGGGATGAAATTAATAAGTAAAAATTCTAGCACTGGTTTAATATCAGATAGAACTCTTGGTACTCCTATACAGGATGCAAGAAGAGTTTATTTTGACGAATGGTTTTTACAAAGACCGGGTATCAATGCAAACATTGACCAAGTATCAACAGTTGAAGTTCAAAGAGCTTTAAATAGAAACTGGGAAGCACTTGGAACTAACATGACTACTGCATTAGCTACATTCGCTGCAACTTCAGCAGGAATTTTAGCAACAACAGCAGGTGCTGACGCAGACCAAGCAATCTTAACACCTCACTTAGATACTGCGGCAACAGCGTGGGCAGGAACTAAATGGGGAACAGAAAACGAAGTGCATTTTGAAACATCAATTATGTTACCTGCACTCGATAACCAAAAAGTTTGGGCAGGATTAAAATTAACTAATGACCAATTAGTTGCAACTGATGATGACCAAGCATACTTTAAATATCAAACTGATGCTACTAACTCAGAAGCATTTACTGATTTTGCTAAATGGCACTTTGTTCATAGTATTGGTGGAACTGACTTTATTAGTCAAATACCAGTTACTGTAGAAACAAATACGCCTTATCATTTAAGATTTGAAATAGATAGTGACAGAAAAGCTTCTATTTTTGTAAATGGTATTCAGTATAATGTTACAAGTACTTCTGGTTCAACTGGTGGTACAGCAGTAACAACAGGTACTACTAAAAGTGGTGCATTAACTAATGATGTAGATTTAATTCCATATGTTGGAATTGAAGCTGGTGCGGCGGCTGCGGAAGCAGTAAACGTACATTATGTTTGTTGCAGCAGAAACGTATTTGAAAATTAAATAAATAAATAAGTGGGGCTACGGCCCCACAGTTCTTAATTAAGGAGGGATTATGGCAGATACAGTAACAGGACCAGAGGTTCTACAAGAAAACGATAAAAGAGTAACATTAAAAATAGTTGTTGAATCAGACGGTAATGGAAGCACAACAGTATTTTTTGACTCATCAGCAAGAACAGTAAATGGAGCAGCTACCAAAGGCGCTTTACAAAGAATATGGTTTTCATGTTCTCCGGGTAATGGTTTTGATTCATTTGCGCGTTTAGATTTTGAAGATTCAGACGGTGACAGACCTTTATTAGGTTTAACTGGCGCAGCATATTGGGATTTTAGAGAGTTTGGTGGATTACCACCAAGTACAGATGCCAACACTAATGGCGATATTAATTTTGTTGTTGCCGCAGCAGCAGATGCTGGTAATATGTACACTGTAATAGCAGAGTTCATTAAAACAATTTAGTAATGATTAGGAGATCTTCAATGCCACAACAAATATCAAAAGGTGGAAAGAAAACTTTAAAAAAACATTCTAAACACCATACAAAAAAACATATGTCTTCTATGAAGAAGACTATGAAAAAAGGCAAAACTTTTAATCAAGCACATAAAAAAGCTATGAAAAAAGTTGGTAAGTAATGGCTACGTCCGGAACTAATACTTTCGATTTAGATGTAGATGAAATTATACAGGAAGCTTTTGAGCGCTGTGGATTACATTCACGTTCTGGTTATGATTTAAAAAGTGCAAGACGTTCACTTAATATTATGTTGGCTGAATGGGCTAACAGAGGTATTAATTTGTGGACTGTTGAACTTAGAACTAAAACATTAACTGCAAGTACAACTAGTTATGCTTTAGATTCTGATCTTGTTGATATTTTAGAAGCAGTTATTTTTACATCTAGTGATGCAACAACTGATATAGAAGTTAATCGTATTAGTCGTGCTGAGTATTTAAATATATCTAGTAAAGCAACTGAAGGTACTCCTGTACAATATTTTTTACAAAGAGGAGCTTCTACTCCAACTTTATTTTTATATCCAACACCGGACAATGCTCATACTTTTAAATATTGGGGATTAACAAAGATCCAAGATGCAGGTGACTATGATGATGAGATAGAAGTGCCTACAAGGTTTATACCTTGTTTATCTTCTGGCCTTGCTTATTATATGTCTGTAAAAAAAGCACCAGATAGGACTCCAATGTTAAAACAATTGTACGAAGAAGAATGGCAGCGTGCTTCGGAAGAAGATAGACCACGTTCCAGTTTCTTTGCTACACCAGATATAGGATATATGTAATGGCACACGCAACAGGTAAATATGCAAGAGCAATATCTGATCGCAGTGGGATGGAGTTTCCTTTTACTCAAATGATAAAAGAATGGAATGGTTCTTTAGTACATAAATCAGAGTTTGAAGCTAAACATCCGCAATTAGAGAGACAAAGACACAAAGCAGATGCACAAAGTTTAAAAGACGCACGCGTCGCGCGCGCGGAACCTTTAACAGTATTTGTAGGTGGTTCGGGATTTTTTGATAATAATAATTCTATGAAACCCGCAGACAATAATAAAAAACCATTAGTGACATCAGCTATTGGAATAGTAACAGTGAGTACATCATAATGGCCGTTACATACGCAGAATTAACAACGCAGATACTTGATTACACAGAAGTAAGTACAGATGTTTTAACAGCGGTTAGAACTAATGACTTTATTGAACATGCTGAAAATCGTATATTTAGAGATGTAGATTTAGACGTATTTAAGTCTCATCAAACAGCTAATCTTATAGCAAGTAATGCTTTTATATCTTTACCGGGTGGAACTACTCCTACCCCCACTTCTCTTGGTACGGTTAGAACTATGCAGATATTTTCTCCAAGCTCTAATGTAAGAGAATTTTTAGAACAACGCGATATTAGTTTTATGAACGAATATTGGCCGGATAGAACTTCAACAGGAACCCCTAGATACTGGGCATGGTGGGATCATAACACAATTTATGTTGCACCTACTCCAGATTTAGCGTATAACGTTGAGTTAGGAATTACTAGATTACCAACAAGACTATCTAGTTCCAATACAACCTCTTGGTTGGGTAATAATGCACCGTCTTTATTGCTTTACGGATGTCTTGCAGAAGCCTTCAAATTTTTGAAGGGACCAGCGGAAATGCTGCAATTATATGAACAATCATATCAACGGTCGCTTCAAGAGCTAGTTATAGAACAGCAGGGAAGACATCGAAGAGATGAATATATGCACGGGGCTTTACGAACTCCTTTGCAATCACAAAACCCATAGGAGGATAAAACATGGCAATAACTCAAGCTGTATGCACAAGTTTTAAACAAGAATTGCTGGTAGGTACGCATAACTTTACTGTAACTTCTGGTGACACTTTTAAAATAGCACTTTATACAAGCTCAGCTTCACTAGACGCAACTGCAACTGCATATTCAAGTACAAACGAAGTTTCAAATTCTGGAACGTACACTGCAACTGGCGGAACGCTTGTAAGCGTAACACCAACTACAAGTGGTACTACTGCACTTTGTGATTTCGCTGATATATCTTTTACATCAGCTACTATCACTGCAAGAGGCGCATTAATTTTTAACAGTTCAGACTCAAATAAAGCTGTAGCTGTATTAGATTTTGGTGGAGATAAAACATCTACTAGCGGAACATTTACTATTCAGTTTCCAACAGCAGATGCGAGTAACGCAATATTAAGACTAGCATAGGAGATTAAATGGCACATGTCATTAATGATCGTGTAAAAGAAACTACGACAACCACAGGAACGGGAGCTGTTTCTCTTGGTGGTGCTGTTACTGGTTTTGAAACTTTTGCTGCGGGTATAGGTAATTCTAATACAACGTATTATGCAATTGCTCATCAAACTGAATCTGAATTTGAAGTAGGTTTAGGTACATTAGATAGTGATAGTTCTGATCTTACACGTACAACCGTAATATCTTCTTCTAATAGTGATAGTGCTGTTGATTTTGCAGCGGGAACTAAAGATGTTTTTGTAACTATTCCA